GTAATGTTAAACGTAAACTTTGAAGCGTCTGAGTCAGCAAACACAGGCGACTTTACAATAACAAATGATTTTAGACGAGTAATGTTATTGAGAGATATTAAATCTGGTGGTTCTGCCGCATCCGCAATAACACTTCGAGGTATAAAAGTTATGAGACTTACCTCTGTAAGTGGAACATTTACAGTTGATGAAGAAATAAATCAGGCAACAACCGGCGCAGTTGGAAAAGTAGTAGAATGGGATTCTACAAATAATCTTTTACATTATATACAAACAAGATTTAATGACGAAGGTGTAGATAGCAATGGAAATCTTACAGCATTTAGTGGAGCTAACGTTGTTACTGGTCAATCATCTTCAGCAGCAGGAACACCGGGTGGAACAACTACTGTAGATAATATTTCGTTTACAAGTGGATATGCTGCATCTGAAATTGACGCTGACACAGGAGATGTTTTATACATTGAAAACAGAGCACCAATTACAAGAGCATCAGACCAAACAGAGAATGTTAAATTAATTATTGAATTTTAGGATAGAAAAATGCCAAGTCCAACAGACTTTAACCTTTCGCCATACTTTGATGACTATGCTGAGTCGAAGAAGTTTCACAGAATTCTTTTTAGACCGGGCTTTGCTGTTCAAGCAAGAGAGTTAACACAACTACAAACAATACTTCAAAATCAAATTGAAAGATTTGGTCGTCATATATTTAAAGAAGGATCAATGGTTATTCCTGGTGAGGTTAACGTTGATAATCAAGTTAACTTTGCTAAGTTAGAAGATACGTTTAATGAGGTCAGCGTTACTTCTTATCTAACACAATTTAGAGAAAAAATTATTACAGGTGTAACTTCAGGTGTAAAGGCAACTGTTAACGACACTTCAGAATGTACTTGTATGGTTGATGGTGATAGCGATATTCCATCTCTATTTTTTAAATATACAGATACCGCTTCAGACGGTGAAACAAAAAGATTTTTACCTGGTGAAACATTAACTGCTTTTGCTGCTGATAATACTACAACAAATAACTATCGTTTAACTACAAATCAAATTGGAGATATTTCAGTTACAATCAAAACATTAGGTGATGACGGTACTTCAGGTACAACATATACACAAAATGCTATAAGAGATGTTATTGGTTTATCTTATGTGGTAGAAGCAAAAGAAGGTGTTTACTTTATAGATGGAAATTTTGTAAAAAATGATGAATTACATTTATATATTTCACGTTTTAATAACATACCTACAAATCGTGTAGGTTTTGAAGTCACAGATGAAATTATAACTCCAAGTGATGATAATTCACTTAATGATAATGCTCAAGGCAGTTCAAACGTAAACGCCCCTGGTGCTCATAGATTAAAAATTAATTTATCACTTAAAAGATTAGCTGTAGAATCAGAAGATGTAATAAGATTTGTAGAACTAGTTAGAATTAAAGATGGAGTTGTACAAAAAAAAATTACAAGATCAGAATATGCAGAATTAGAAAAAACATTTGCTCGTAGAACGTTTGACGAGTCAGGAAATTACGAAGTTAATAAATTTTTAGTTTCAATAAGAGAACATTTAATAGACGGCGATAACAACGGTGTTTTTACAGCAGAACCAGCCACACCTATTACAGGTGTAACTTACGGTGATGAAGATAAAGTGGCACTGGTTATTGATCCAGGTAAGGCATACATTGAAGGCTATGAAGTTGAAAATACAGTTTCACAATATATATCCCTAGATAGAGCAAGACCTATTGATAATATAGAAAACGGACACGTTGATAGATTAGATGACCAACCAGTGGGCACATTAGTTGGTAATTATATATTAGTAGAAAATGTAAGAGGTGTTCCAGGCATTGACACTTTTGAAATCGTTAACTTATGGGACGGTTCAGACGTTTATGATACACCACCAACAATTGGATCATCTACAAATGCAAATAAAACAGGATTAATTGGAACTGCTAGAGTTCGTTCATTTCAATTACATAGTGGTTCATATTCTTCTACATCAATATATAGATTATCACTTTTTGATATTAAATTAAATAGTGGAAAAAGTGTTGAAAGAGATGTTAAATGGGTTACAGACGCTGGTCAAACAGGAGTTATTAATTTTTATGCTAGCACTGAACAAGAAACAAGTGTTGTAAATTTAACTGGTTCAGCTAATGGTTCACAAACAAGTTCAGCTGGAGATCCTATTACAGGAACAGGAACAATTTTTACTACAGATTTTCAAGTTGGTGACTCAGTTATTTTAGGTGGTAATTTTGTAGGATATGTAGCATCTATCACAAACAATAATACATTAATTTTAGATAGACAATTAACTGGAGATTTAATCACTCCTACAGGAACATTAACAATTGCCAGAGGAAAAACTAGAATTTTTGAATCTGAATATGCTAATTTAATTTTTAGAACAGGTTTAAATAATACAAAAACTTTAAGAGGTTTTGACAGTGCCACAGGACAAGATATTAATTTTTCAAGTCAACACGAAATACGTAGAGTTATAACTAACACAGCTAATGGTGCTGGAGAATTTGAATTTACTTTAGCAAACACAAATGAGTTTTTCTTAACAGATCAAAATTTAGATAATTACACTTTATTTGACAATGTTACATATCAAATTGTCAATATTAGTGCTTCAGATATTTCTTTTGATGATGACGCAAATAGAAAAACAGTTACAATTTCTGGTCTAACAGCTGGCAGAAGTTACACATTAATTACAACTATTTTACAAATTAATTTAGCTGCCAGAGAAAAAACAAAAACTTTAGTAACTGCAACTATTACAATTACAGGCGCTAAAAACGTAACTGCTAAAAATGTTTTATTAAATCACGCAGACGTTTATAGTATAACATCTGTTTCAATGAAACCTGGTAATTATGCAGCTTATTCATCAACTGGTGCTGTTGATGTAACAAGTAGATTTAATTTAGATACAGGACAAAGGTCGACACATTATCAAAAAGGTGCCTTAACTTTAAAAGAAGGTGCTGGTGCGATTACAGGAGCTTTAAGTGTTACATACAAACATTTTTCTTACAGTGGTTCTGGTAATTACTTTAGTGTTGACAGTTATCTTGGTACAATTGACTACGAAGATATTTTACCATTTAAAGTAACTCAAACAGATGGTACACAACAAGAGATTTTTCTGCATGACGTAATTGATTATCGCCCTGTTATCGAAGGTTCAAATACATTTACACCTGAAATACCAAAAATTGGTTCTGATTTCAACACACCTTTAGCAAATTTTTTACCTAGAGCAGATAAAGTGTTTATTGATAGCACAGGAACAATAAATGTATTGACAGGAACACCTGCTGAAAATCCAAAAGAGCCATCTGATCCAAAATCAGGTATGGTGATTGCAACAATATATTTACCCGCTTACACAAAACAAGCTAGTGATGTAACTGTCAAACAAAAAGATAATAGACGTTACACAATGAGAGATATTGGTAACTTAGAAAGAAGAATATCAAATTTAGAATATTATACAACATTAAGTTTATTAGAAAAAGAAACAGAGCAGTTTTCTATTAAAGATTCAATTACAGGTATTGATAAATTTAAAAACGGATTTATTGTGGATCAATTTACAGGTCACAATGTGGGTGATGTAAAACACCCTGACTATAAAATTGCCGTTGATAGTCAAAATAGAGAATTAAGACCTAGACATTTTACAGAGTCACTAGATATAATTGAAAACTTACAATCAGGTTTACAAAGAGCAAGTCAAAATTATCAAAGAACAGGTGATATAATAACTTTACCATATACAGAAAATGTATTTATTTTTAATCCATATGCTACACGATCAATAGATGTTAATCCATATAAAATTGGTGCGTTTAGAGGAGAAATAAATTTATTTCCTGAAGTTGATAACTGGAAAGAAACAGATAGAAGGCCTGATTTAATTGTTACAGATGATAATAACTTAGATGCCATTAGATTTATTGCTGAAACATTAGGTGTTACAGGAACAGTATGGAATGAATGGCAAAATAACTGGACAGGTTCATCTACAAGAGATGAAGGTGGAGAATTTCAAAGTGGAAGGGCTATATTTCAAAATACAATTACAACATTTACAGGAACGGCAACAAGAGATGGTATAGAAACATCTGCTGTAACTTCTACAAACTCAATTAATTATGGTGATAGAGTTGTAGATGTTTCTTATATACCATACATTAGACCAAGACCTGTAACATTCGTTGCAAAAAATTTAAAACCTGATACAAAATTTTATGGTTTCTTTGACCAAACAGATGTTAACAGTAATATTAAACCAGCTGATAAATTTAATTTAACAAAAGTTGATGGTGCTGCTAGTTTAAACTTTACACTAGAAACTGCTGAAGGAACAATTTTAGCTGATGATCCAGCAAGAGCTGATGAAACTGGTGTTATACAACCTGCGTTTACAATAGGTGATGTAATTAAAAACACTACACATACAGCAACAATTATTTCAGCAATTTCAAATATAACTTCAGATGCTGGTGCCGCTAGTTTTACATTAACTGTAAATAGTGCTAAT